GACCTCTGCCTCAAACTCCTTGATTTGCACCTCGCGGGCTTCCATAGACTGCTGCACGCGCTGGAGCATGTCTTGCATCATCTGCATTTCTTGCCCCATAACTTCCATCTGCTGCTGGGCAGCCTGGAGCGCCGGGTCTTCCTCGTCCGCCAAGAGCTTCGGATCAATGACCTTCTGGAGCCGCTTGCTGATTTCCTGCGCGCCCGGCCAGTCCATGTTCTTGACGAACAAGTCGCCTGCAACCTGCCACAAGTTCGGGTTGGCCTGCAAAATCTGCCCCATCGCGTCCATCGCCTCCTGGCGCTTGGTCGCGTAGGACGGGCCGGTCGTGACCGCAACGTCGTACTTACCGACAGACGGGTTGTAAATCTTCTCAATCACGATGCCCGTCTCGTTCATCAACCGACGGACAGGCTCAGCCTGCGTCGGGTTGATTTTGACCGTTGCGGTCTCTCCGTCGATGCCGACGATTCGCGCGATACGCTGGGTATCGTAAATCTTCGGAATCAAATCAACGAGTTGGCGCGTCCCATAGCGAATAGCACGAGCTAGGTTGTCTACAAAATGATAAGTGCCTGTGTCGCCTTGCCGTTCACGCGCCAAGATGGCCCGACCCGTGCGCTCATTGGACCGCATACCGAGGCTGGCATCGTACTGGCCGGTCGCGGCCTTGATGTCGTCGGCAGCGCCCATCTTCGCCTGGATCAAGCCCGTCTGGGCAAGCGGCGGCGGGGCACGTTGTGGCAACGGCAGGACTGCGCCCTGACCGTCTGTCACGTCGGGATTAACTTCTAGGTACGGCCAGTTTGTCGTGTTGGCCGTCTTCCATTGCTGTTCGTAGCCTTCAAACTGGCCGCCGTAGCCGATAAACGGCGCCTTGGGCGCCAAGGCCAGCATCTCTGCTTCCTGCGACACCCAGTAGTTGTACATGCGCTGGGCGTCCTTGGCGTTACGCACAAGACCCGACACGTACATGCGGCCTTCAACTTCAAACTCGTTACCGATTACACGAATGACCGGAATCCATTTACCCAGCCATTCCTGTTCTTCAAGAATTTCGTAGCCGTTAGTCTTGACCCATTTGACGCGTTTTACGTCAACTTCGCGCTTGCGGATCGGCTGAAGGCCGAGCATTTCCAGCTCTTGCGCTTCGGGCGACCCGTCAAACGCCGTTTGGTTGCCGGCATACAGATTCAGCGTCTCGCGGGTATGTTCTTTGTAGAAATACTCCGCAATACGGACCGTATTCTCGTTAATCCACTGCGACAGTGCCTGATCGCCTACACCACGCTGCAAAACCGACGAAATCGGCTCTGAATCGGGGTACATACGCTCAAAATCGGCTTTCGGGATGTCCTCGGTGATAAAACACCACTCCGCATCCGCGCCACAAGGGTCTTGGATGGTCGGGTCCATGTACACACTGAAGCTATTTCGGATGCGGCCTATGCGAAGGTCTTGATCGAACGTATTTTCGTCGCAGTATTCCGTCAAAATGCGGAAATAACCTTCGCCGTAGGTGACCTGGTTGTCGCACGCGGTGTCGTAGGCCACATCCGCATCCGAAATGTACTCAATATGACGGACAATTCCGTCAAAAATCTCAGCGACCTCAACATCCGCCTTGTCATCGACCGGAATGACCTTGCCCGAGGGCCGGTTCTGACGCTGATCGTTGGTGACTTGCCGCACGTGCTGCGGCAGCTTGTTGATGGTCAGGCACGGACGCGCATTGACCGTCTGTCCTTGCACCGAGCCGCGCGTCGCCAACACGTCTTGGGGCCACTGCCATTGATTGTCCGGCGAGCCTGCCATGAAACGCAGGTCATCCAGCTCGTCTTCTCGGCTATCAGAGTACGCCGAGAGGGCCATAGTAAGGCGCGAGCGCGCCGTGGCCAGTACATCGGCTGGGTCGCGGGAGGCTTTGCCCCGGTTGGTCGGCGTGTTGGCGACGCGAGCGGCGCCCCTAAGCCCTGTTGGGTCTTTTGCCATTATTTGCGCTTCTTACCTTGTGCCTTACGCTTGACCGCATACGCGATCGCTACGGCCTGCTTAACAGGCTTACCCGCACTCACTTCGGCGCGAATGTTCTTGCGGAACGCACCTTTGGTTGCGGACTTAACGAGCGGCATTAGCGGGGTCTCCCCCGGTCGCGCATCGGCATGGGCGAGGGGCGAAAGTTCGTCGTCGTGCGGATGATGTCCTCAGACACGCGCCGACGCGGCGTCGGCATGCGAGGCTGCTGGGCAGCCGGCGCGCCTGACGGCTGAGCCAACATGTTGCCAATAGTAGCGCGTCGAGAAACGCCAACAGGGCCGTATGCCATGATTACTTCCTCTTTTTGGCCGTCTTGGCCGATTGACGGAACGCCTTATTGGTCGGCGCCCCCTTACTACCCGGTGTGCGCATCTTCTCACCACTACCGGCTGCAATGCGAGCCCGCTTAGCGTTAATGTTCGCGTAAAGACCTTTATTACTAGCCATTAGCCACACTTCCAGCGTCTAAGCGACGCTTTTGCTCGTTCAGCCGGCCCCTTGGCCTTGGCCACCACGCCCTTCATGCGCGCACAGAACGACTTTTTACGTCCCGCGTCCGCCTTAGTCTTGGGGCTGGGTGCGGGTGCCTTGAGCTTACTGCCCGTCTCGCGGTTGTACTTGGCCCGGCCCTTGGCCGTCAAGCCCGCGCCCTTAGAAACAGGCTGTTTCTCTCCCCGACCCACCGACAGACTGACCGACTTGCGTGCCATCAGGCTCCCATCCAACTGCTTGCCATGCCGTTGCCACCCTGGCGGGCGACGACTCGTCTTGGCGCGTCGCGTGCCTCACGGCTTGCGAGCGGGTAGGCGAAGGTGACGGCGAGCGCGTCTGCCGCATCCGGCGACGCTTGACCTCTGGCCTTCATCTCCTTCTTGCCCTCCAAGAAGATCGTCCCCGACGAGTTAGGCTTGACGTGTGGCCCGCACAGGTCCGACTTGAGTAGCCGATCAGACGGGATGCTCGCCGTGCGTAGCCATTCCCGCATGTCGCCCCACATCTCGGCGCGCTTATTGCCCCACATCACGGGGTTCTTGGCCTTCCAGCCAAAGTTTACCCCACGAACCTTATACCTCTGCTCTTTCAATCGGTCAAGTATGCCATAGCCGAGCCCGCCCTCGTCAATGACCGTGAGCGCCGGGTTGTACTCCTCGATTGCGTCGATGACGCGCCCGACGGTGGCCATAGTGTCCTCGCCCCGGTAGCGCTTGATCGCTACGATGTCGCGCCCTTGTCGGACGACGATGACGGTGCTGTCGGCGCCGGATCGTGCGGGGTCCACCCCAATGACTCGCGGAGCTGTTTCATCCTTGTAGCGGGCGCGCGCCACAGCCTCGTCCACAATTCGCGGAGCAATGAACTGGTCGTCTCCGTCGGAAGGGAACTCTCCGTAGACCTCGACTTTAGCCTGGCTACTATCTGCTCCATACTCGGCGATGATTTGCTCGTAGACGGCTTTGTCCGTGTCTTCGACTTGGCGCGCGTCGATATTTTGCGTTTGCCAGAATTGCCTTTTTGCGTTGAAACACTCATAAAAATACCCCTCGTTGCGTCGTGGGTTACTGAAGGCGAGCCAGAAGCGATTAGGCGTGTTCTCCGTAAAGAAGCCCGCCGTCACCGACCAGATGGGGTCCGGTATACCCGACGCTTCGTCGAATATGACCATCACACCGTCGAAGTTGTGGACACCGGCGTACGCGTCGGGGTTCTCCTCCGACCACAGCCGCCCCTCAACCGACCAGTACCGCGTGCCTTTCTTCAGGTCGCGCTCGACGATCTCCGCGAGCCACTTAGCCGGCATAACGCGCGTAGCACTAACCTCGAACCAATGACTGTTGAGCAGCAACGAGAGCCACTTAGTCACCTCGGCCCAGGTGACCGAGCGTAGCTGGGCCTCCGAGTTAGCCGACACGATAATAGTCGAGCCGATGCGCGTTGATAGCATCCACAGGATCAGCCAGGACACCAACGCCGACTTACCGATGCCGCGCCCCGAGGCCGTCGCCATGCGCAGCACGTCGTACCCCGTCGCGTTCTTGTTGCGGGCGATGTGAGCGGCCACCTTGCGCAGCACCTCGCGCTGCCACTTGCGCGGCCCTTGGAAGTTCTCCAGCGGCGTGCCCTTCTGCCCCCACGGGAACGCGAACAGCACGAACGCCTCGGGGTCGTCCTTAACCCCCGGCGACCACAGCCGGGTCATCAGTAGCTGCTCGTCCTCGGGGCTATATATCGGAAGTTGCATATTCTGCCGTCAGGGCTCGGGTAGCGAGCGTGGTGGGCGAGCGGGTCAGTGCAGCCGGTTCATCCGGCAATACTCGGCCTTCAATGACGCGAGATTCTGCCTCTTGCAGCGCGGCGATGACGCTGATCTGCTGCTTGACATCGACCTGTACCTGTTGCTTGGCCACCCAGCCGTGCACATGCTGGAGGATTGCCAGAGAAGCCTTTGAATCGCCATTGCGAGCCGCGTCACGCAGTTGGTTCGCGGCCTCAAACTCACTATCTGCACGCCCTTTGGCCTCCGCCATCTCAGCGAGCGGGTCCATCTGACACAGCCGCCGGTACTCCGCCGGCAACAACCCCGCCGCCAGGGCAAGGCTATCACCTCTTAACCCGAGGGCCGCCGCGTCATAAATAGCTTGTAGCCGCGCCTCAGTAGCGTTCAGTTGCCGTGGCGCGTGCGGAAGCGATTTGAACATGTCGCAACACTACCTTTCATGTAAGCAAAAGACAAGCGATGTGCAGGATTGTCCTGCCGGGAGGCCGCGATCCACAACAACCGTGTGGCCTGTGTGCCGGGGCGGAGATTGCCTTAGATGGTGGGGCTCATAACCCCTTCAGCTACCTCCCGGTCGCTACGTGCGCATCACGTCAGACATCGCCACGCAAGATTAGCATAAGGTTTTGGCTTACGGGTTGGTGGTTAAAAAATAAAAAAATTTGTGCAACCCCTCCGTACCAGGTACAGCCCACGCGCGGGCCGGCCCACCCCCCTCAGTTGCAAATGATTCTCGTTCGCATCCAGCCTGGGCGTTGTGGGCAGCGTGGGTCATGTGGGCAACGGCTACAGGTATCGGACGACTCCCGTCGTCATTACGCGCATACGGCGGTCGCCTGCGCGAACATGCAGCGCACATAAGCCGACGCGCTCGACCACGATAGCGTCGGGCTGGTTGGCTAACAGGCTAATGACGCGAGCTTGCTTCCGCGTAATCAATCCGGACACAAGCAGACTGTCCGTAGCAGCGGCGATCTGGTTCGGCGTGGATATGGCTAGCGGTTCACTTGTGGGCAATGTGGGCATTGTGGGCAATCCTCTTTTATGTGGCGAAAAAGAGTCTAGCATAGATTTGTGGGCAATGTGGGCATGACCCACAGAGGTCGCTAGCGCCCCAAGGAACGCGCCCCACACAACACGGGCTGTATGTTTATACAGTACTATTTCTTTCCTAACTTAAAGATAAAGAGATGACCCACATTACCCACAACCCCATCCGCGCCCTATGTTTTAAGGCACTTGCGCGTGGGCAATTCGATCCGAAAACATAGCCCACAACATGACCCACAATGCCCACAACCCTTGCCCGAAAATGCCTTGCACCTTGACAGGCGTCTATGTAAAAGAATCCTTGACAGACTATGCGCGCGCGACTAACCTACACACATCGACAACGCAACTGAGGTACACGCCATGTTCGACCATGCAGATTTTGAAACCAACCCGAAAAAGTACGAACTGTTCCGCACCGCCCGCGTCAAGTCGCATGTGTTTACTGACAACGGTGAAGACGACTTGGCCGCTGGTCAGTTTGTCGCTATCCGCCACATTCGAAACGCCTACAACGGGATGCGCCGCCGTACTGAACCCGTTTACAGCATCACTACGGGCGGCGGGGTGTGGGGCGTTATGTTCGCCAACAATCTCTCTGACTTTACGCTCTGAGGTACACGCTATGAAATTTTCCAACCTTCTATTCTGCTGTTCCACGATTCTCGTTTTCGGTGCCTACATGGGTGCCCCCACGATCGGCCTCGCTCTATTCGCGCAAGTGAGTGCAATCGTCTGCCTTGCGTTGAATGACTGACCTACTGTAAGATAATCCCGTCCGACACTAACCTAAACTGGAGTACACGACCATGACAACCGACAACCGATACAACGGCTGGACTAACCATGCCACTTGGCGCGTTAACCTTGAACTGTTCGACAGCATCGACCCGTGCGACTACTGGCCACGGGAGATTAAAGGGGATAGCGCGTATGACCTCGCCGTGCAACTTGAAGAATTCGCCCTCAACTTCGTGGACGATGTTACCGCCGAACCCCTTGGCGCGGCGATTGTGGCGGGATGGGTGCGTGCGTTCCTCGCCGATGTCAACTGGATCGAAATTGCCACGGGCATGATGGACGCTTACCGGGAGGAAGAGGCATGAAGACTTACGCCGTTACTATCACCGCGACCGTCACTAAAACTTATACGGTTGAAGCGGCTAACGAGGACGAAGCATATGTTCTCGCGCATGAGTCTTTCAGCGTGCTGCCCGATGATGTGCCGGAGCGTTACGAGCAAGACATCGACAGCGTGGAGGAGGTGGCATGAGCGCGCAGCAATGGGAGGTGCTGACCCTTACCGGCAACTACTGGGAGAATGTTTGGGAGCTCGACGGCGAACCCGAAACATTCGACAGCTACGGCGACGCGGACGCGGCACTAGCGGAGCATCTGCGCGACTGTCAATGGGCGGTGGATGCCGGACACCTTGACGAGATGCCGACGCGGGACGCGTTCCGCATCGCGCCCTATGTGGCGGAGGTTGCAGCATGAAAATCCGACTGGACATCGACACGATAAGTGACGCGCTTTATGACGCGCTGTTAGCCGCGTTCCGCGAGGAGGCGAAGAAGCAGGGACTCGACGCGTTCGATCTTTCTCTAGACGAATGGGAAGTGACTTGCGAAGCGGAGGACAAGTCATGAACGATACAGACTTGCAAATTTTGGAGATGTATTACGAGGACGGCATGAAGGCGAAAGAGATTGCAGAATCTCTTGGCCTGTCGCTGCTCACCATCCATGAGGTGTTGGCAGCGTGGGAAAACGGCGAGTACAAGACACGCTGAACGGTGCCGCCGCGCCTTGTGTTGATACTTTTTTGACTGCGTAAACTAAAACCAACTGGAGACAATAGACTATGAAAACCGCAACAATCGCCGCCGCCTTGGCGGCCACCCTTGCCACAACCGCCCATGCTGAGATTTTCGCCACGGCGGGAGTTAAAGGCGACCGCGACGGGCGCACGGTGCTCACGACCGACCCTTGCGAGATCAAATTTGACCTGTTACAAATCGGGCTGAATAAAGCCACGACCAGCGAGATGCGCCGCGCGTTCTACTACACAAGCGACGGCAAGACCAACGAGGGCTGCTGGAAGCACGACGCCGGGACGGTGCTGCTGGTATGGTCTGTTGAGCAGATTGTACGCCGGTGGCCGGTGGATAACTTCAAGGTCGCCGACAAGAAGGCTAGCGCATGGGACGCCCTCCGATGATGCGTTGGCTATCGTGGGCGCACCGGCTGCTGCGCCAGCTCCGAAAAGCCCGCGCCGACGATTGGCGTCGCGTGCCGCCGCCTAACTGGGCGTGTCGGCGCGGTGGCCGCGACTATCTCTAACCATGTGAGGGTAACAGTATGCACAAGCCGTCAGATGACCCGTTTCTTGACCCGGAGACCATGTATAAGGAGCTGACCCCGCCCAGGCCTGTCCTTTCACCGGAGGAGCTGCGCGCTATCCTGGACGAACCGGCCACGGGCGACGCCATCGACCCAGACCATTACAAGGTGGGCGGGATCGAAACGATTGATTACATGCGCGCCAAGGCAACGCCGGAGGAATTCGAGGGATACCTGCGCCTGTCGGCGCTCAAGTATCTCTCCCGCGTAGGCCATAAGCACGGCGACCACGACGCAGCGCGGGCTGAAGAGTACAAGAAGGCGCGCTGGTTCCTCGACCGTCTGATACGGGAGTGCGACCCATGAGCGACCGTGAAGCGATGAAGTTGGCGTTGGAGGCGTTGGAGTTGTGGCGGGATGCCTACCCAAATCACTGGAATGGCCTTGATAAGCAAGCCGCAGAAGCCCTCCTCGACGCCCTCGCCGCGCCGCGCCCGGAGCCGGAGCCGGTGGCCTACTTTGACCTGCAAAAGCAGGTGTTCTACTGGGCGCGGTACACAATGATTGATGTGCCGATGACTGTCGCTATGCCGCCCTTGCCGCTCTACGCAGCCCCACCCGCAGCCGCGCCGGACGATGCCGAAGCCCTGCGGCGGGATGCCAAGCGGCTGCGGGGGCTGCTGGCGGAAGCCCAAAAAGCGGTTTGGATGAATTACGACGGCGACCTACTGGATCGGATTGAAGCCGCGTTGAAGGAACCGGCCATACAACCGGCCATCCAACCGGCCATCCGTGCAAGGGGAACGCCGGAGCGACTGAACAATGCCGCGAGTCAATCTGACTGAATGGTGGATTCGGCGGCTGTGCCGCTATATCGACCTGACCCGGCGGGAGGCGCGGCGATACCCTCGCAATCGCCTTCCGCCGGTCACCGATAAGGCGCACACCCGCGCCCGATACAATCAACTAAAGGACAGACAGCGTGATGTACTTACTCTTGACTATCGCCGCCGCCGTCCTGGTTGAGTGGCTATTTCCCGACGATAGATAGCGCCGGCTCCGCACCCTCGGCCATCCGCCGTAGCTCCGAGCGTGCAAGAGTCGCAAACTGGGGGTGGGCGTATACATGCTTCTTGGTCGGAAACTCTCGGGAGTGCAGCCGGCCACAATCGACCCAGCCGGCGTCCCGTAGCGCGTGCATGAGCGCGGCTGAGACGACCTTGACGCCGGAGGGTGCTACGCCTTGCAGCCGGTCGCAGATGGCGTAGAACGGCGAGGCAATGACGCCACGGGCAAAGTCGCCCTGGCGTTGACGGATCATCTCAACCAAGAACGACTCGGCGGTGCTCATCGCCGATTCAATCATAATAATCTTAGCCTCGGTCATGGGCGGCGCAGCACCAGGGTTGAAGGCCGACACATCGCGGGCGTCGAGCCACGCGGTGACGGCCTGGAAGCCGCCAGCGTAGTACCAGCTCCAAAGCGCACGGGCCTCACTCGGCGGCATACGGTCGGCCTCGCTCCACACGACGAACCAGCGGCGGTCATCTGACGGTAGGCTGATAGCGGCGCGTTCGTTGCTGAACGACACCACCAGTACGCGGTTGAGTGCGTCATACGGGTGCAGCCCCTTGCGGTTGACCGTAAGCAGCTCGGGCGGCGCGGCGATCACGGGCTTGAGGCTGTTTTCAAGTGCGCGGCGGTCTTTAGCCTCGGCCTGACGCAGCTCGTTGATGACGATGACCTCGGATTCCAGCGCGTAGCCCCATTGACTGTTCAGCTCCTCGTTACGCACCGTCGTGACATTGACGCGCTGGTCGCCGCCGATCGCCCAGAAGAAGGGCGCCCAGAGCGTGTCCTTACCGGAGCCTGGCTTGCCCGCATGCAGCACAGCGTGGTTGATTTTCTGGTTGGCGTGCTGGCGCTTGTAGGCCATCACATCCAGCACATGCTCACGCTCGGCAGGGTCGGGAATCATGCGCTCGGCGTGGGCGAGCCACGGGCTGACATCGCCCGCGCTCACCGTAGGCCGCGCGTCGCGCCAACGGTTGCCGTAGACGACACCGTTACGGCTGACAAGGATGGACTCGCCAGCGGCGAAGGTGACGCCCGCAAGCACGCGCGCGCCCATCGCCTGACGGTTCTCGTCGAAGCAGACGGACGCTTCGATGCGTCGGTTATTGTGGATGGAATGGCAGGTCACATGCCGGTACAGCGCGTTGAACACCCCGCGCGCGATCTCGTGACGCTCGCCTAGGTCGAAGTACGCGTCATCGCTCAAGACATACGCGAAACGCTCATACCACTTGGACTTCTCGACGCGGCCTAACTCGCGGCGCTCAACCTGGGCGATGACCTCGGCGGCGGTGTCGGGGAACTCCTCGGTTGGGGTAATCTTCGACAAAGCGGCCTCCATCTTCTTCGCAAGCAGGTCATCACGCAGGCCGTAGCCCGTCTTGGGGCCGCCCTCGGCCTCGACCCAGCGCAGGAACTTCTCGCTGTTCCAATCGCCGCAATGGCCGTGAAAGCAAGTATAACTGCGCGTGACGGGGTGATACCGCCCTTGCGTGTCGGCGGTGGTGTGCTCGGCGTGGTTCGGACACACGACGCCGTACCAGCCCTCGGGGTTGGCCTTGGCGAGCAGCAGCCCGCGCTCCTGTATCCACTCCAACACGCTGTCAAGGCCGTCGTCTTCGATGGCGATGCCCTGTATATATGCCGTGTCAACCTCGCCTGGCGTGACGCCGCAGGCTGTAACGATTTGCGTTACGGTAAACTCGCGGTCGGGGTGGAACTCGGTGAGCACGGCGGCGAAGTTATCGCGGCCTTCCTTCAGGTTGACGCTGCCTTCGATGCGGAAGTTACGCACCGGATTCACCGCGCCGGGGTCGGTGAACCCAGCCTCGGCCATAGCCTTGATTGCGGCGCTGAACTCGCCCTTGGTCGGCTGATCGTCAAGCGCGAAGGTGTAGCCCCATTGGAAGTTGCCGGGGCTGGTTTCGAGCTTCCATGTGGGCTCAATCGGCGGCACCTTGGACTTGGTGCCGATGTCATCCAGCACCATAAACGCCACGCGCTCGACATTAGGCGCAGACGCGGACAGCTTGTCCGTCATGCGGTCAACGATGAACGAGCCCGTGTTGGCGTACCACGCCCCCTCGGGGTTGCGCATGTACTTGCCATAGAGCCCCGGCGGCCATGTGTAGCGCGGCGTGCCGTCCTTGTGCTTCAGATGCTCGCCCTTGCGGACAATCGGCACCTGGCGCACGAATAAAATTGTTTCCCCTTCTGGAGCGATACTGTTAATATATTCAGCGAACTTCATCGTGACTCCTCTAGTTGTGTGTTTAAGCCCGGCCTAACCCGCCGGGCTTTTTTATTTACCGTACCGGCTCATAATCTTGACGCCGGTCTTGAGCGGGAACCCTTTAGCCCACTCGGGCGCGGTACACATCACGGTATCCAGCACCTCGGCGACAGCCTCACCGGCCTCGTTCGCACATTCGATAACGATTTCATCGTGTACATGCAGCACCGTTTGTAAGCCTTGGCTATCTAACTCGCGCAGGCTGTGGCGGAGCAAATCGTTGGCCGTGGCCTGTGTGATGTTCTCGCAGGCAAGCCCCTTCCAGAGCCGCGCGCGGGGCCACTCTTTAGCGTCCTGCGCAGGCTTCCATGCTGCCTTGAGATAACTCACACCGTCCGACTCCAGACGGGCGAACGGGTAACATAACACGCGCCCTGACGGCAGCGCGTACCAAAGATGTTGACCGTCAAACATGTACACCACGCGGCCAATTGCGAATTCATGGTTGACATTTCGCATGGCGCGGGTGTAGGTGTCTTCAAGCTTTTGCCAATAGCGCACGGCCCACGGGTTAGCCCGCCGCCAACGATCCACGATGCGCTGCGCCTCGGGCTCACTCATGTGTACGCCATACGCCCGGCCCATAGCGCTGAACGCGCCGACGCCGCCCGCGAAGCCGAGCGACAGGATGGCGACCTTGCCAATCTGGCGCTGGTCATCCGTCACGGCGTCCCAGGTGGTGTTGTAGATACCCGCCGCTTCACGCTTGTAGATGTCGCCGCCAGCGCGGAACACATCCAGCACCGACTCTGCAAGCGGGTCGGCGGAGAGCCAGGGCGTCGCGCGCGCCTCTATAGCTGCCCAGTCGGCCACGACGAAAACGTTACCTCGGGCGGGGACGAGAGCTGGGCGGAGCATTGATTTAAGAACGTCCGTAACGCGCTTGCCGTATCGGGGCACGATACTGTGACCTCGCACCAAGGCTTGACGGGTTGCGTCAGGTTCGGTGCTGCACTTACGCGTAAAGTTATGGACTTGTGCCCCGTAGCTTGAAGCACGCCCGGTGGCACTTCCACCAGCAAAAATAAAGGCTCCTCGGACACGGGCGTCCCCTCCTGCTAA